TCTGAAGATTTTATTTATACAACAGCAAAAAAAGAAGATTATGATATCGCAAATAAATTAAAACTGGAGCATATCATTAAAAAATGGGTAAAAGAAGCTAATGAAGATGAATACTTAGAATTACATGATTTAGATTTAATTAATATACCTGAAATCCCAAGAAATGTAAAATATCTTAGTGTATGGGGAAATGAATCACTAGAATCACTGGATAATTTACCACAAAATTTAATTGAATTAAGATGCCCTGCTAACAAAATAAAAAGTCTTGAAAATCTTCCAAAAACTTTAATTAAACTAAATTGCTCTGAAACATTAATAGAAAATTTAGATGGAATACCTGATGGATTAGAATTTCTATATTGTAATGGTTGTCCTAATATATCTAATATATCAAAACTGCCATCTTCACTATTATATTTAGAATTACAAAATAACTTAATTGAAAAATTACCTAAACTTCCACCAAAACTCCAACATTTAGATTTAGATAATTGTCAAGCAATTGAAAAATTACCTAAAATTCCAGCAAGTCTTAAACTTCTTAGTATTAAATCTACTTCTATAAAAGAAAGAGATATACCAAGACTTCCAGAAAATATTACATTAATATACGATGATGATGAAACAAATAGTGAATATCAAAATAATGCAAATTATATTTAGGGTCTTTTAGATATCTTACGTGTTTTACTTTTCTTTTTTGCACCACCATTCATTTTGTTTAACATTATAGATGATAATTTATTTAATTTATCAATATCGTCCTTATTAAGTTTTTTCTTTGTTACAACTATTTCTGGAAGTGTAGGCATTCTATATAGTAGTTAGGAGTTTTTTAAAAGTTTTAAGCCCTGTAATATAATAGGACCTAAAACTTTAAGGTTGAAATTACTTAGTAAAATGGCCCCTCGTAAGAAGGTTCTTCTAGATAATACACTGCCAGTAGAAAAACCAGTAACAAAACGTAAATCAAAAAAACCTATTCAAGTTGTAGCAGTTGTAACGCCAGAAGGGATTGAAGGTAATTTTAATCCAGAGCCTCGTAAGCCTCTTATTGCCCATCTTGAAGTTCATTCTAATGAAATCATATTTCCAGATCAACAACTTCGTTATGACCCTCAGCCACCAAATCAACCAGAGCCATATGACCCCATGGCAGATGATAATTTTGCTATGACTGAAGGTGTTATTGAAGAAGAGCGTAAAGATTCTATTCAGAAACCTGAAGAAGTAACTTTAAAATATGATGAAACAAATGCTGATATTCCTATTGAAAGTCGTCCTCTTCAAGTATTTAGTAAATGTGAATTGATGATTGAGTTTGCTAATTCTAATACTACTCAGAAATTACCAGAATCTACTCATATCGCATGCTATTGGTGCTGCCATAGTTTTACAAATCAGCCCGTTATTATTCCAGAGTCTGAGCGTAGCGGAATTTATAAAGTGTATGGTAATTTTTGCAGTGCCGAATGCGGTATGTCTTATTTACTAAAAGAATCACTTGACCCTCATATCCGTTGGGACCGTATGGCACTATTATATAGAATTTATGATGTAGATGGTAAAGGTAGAATTTATCCAGCACCTCCTCGTGAAAGTTTACAAGTGTTTGGCGGCCCCTTAACAATTGATAGTTATCGCGCAACTTTACAATCAAAGAAAGTTCGTGTCGATTTACATATTCCTCCTATGGTTAGTATTATTGGTTCTATTGACACTAAACCTATTGATTTCTATGACACTACAATGAAAAGTAATATGACCCTCTTACCATATGACAAGATTCAAAAAGCGGAAGAAGGTCTTCGTTTAAAGAGATCTAAACCACTAAAGGACCGTGAAAGCACTCTTGATTCATGTATGAATTTGGAAGTGAAGAACAGAAAGTAGGTAAAAATTTAAAAAAATTGGTTTTAAAAAATTTCCATAAAATGGTATTAAAATGGAAGTTTCTTATCGTGATATTATTCGTGAGACTAAAAATGCTATCAATGCGCGTCTTGATATGCTTGAGAGTTTGATTACAATGAATACAAATAATACAAATAACTCTCTTCATGATACTATTGTAAATCAAGCTGGAGAAATTGAAAATCTAAAATCTAGTCTATACCGTGTGAGTGAGAGTATTAGTAATATTCTAAATAGGATTACAATTATGGAACGTAATGCTGAGCCTTCTATTACAAGTCCTTATGAACCAATGCCAGAGCTACGTGTTGACAATGATGTAAAAGTTATTACAATTGAAGAAGAGGAAGAAGAGGTTGAAGAAGAGGTAGAAGAAGAGGTTGAAGAAGAAGTGGAAGAAGAAGTGGAAGAAGAAGTAGTAGATGAATCAAGTCTCGAACTTGAGGAATCAAGTCTCGAACTTGAGGAATCAAGTCTCGAACTCGAAGAATTTGAATACAAAGGAATGACTCTATATAGAGACCCTGAAAATAAAGTATATCGTATGGATGAAGAAGGCGCACTAAGTGAGCCGCTTGGTATTTGGGATGATGCTAAGCAGAAAATCAAAAAGATTGTATAAATAGATGAATATACATTATCCTGCATTAATAACATCGGCAATATTTTTTGGCGCAATTGTTGTTAATTTACATAATAGATTTTACGGAACTGTAATTTTTACGTCATTAGTAGCAATTCCCTCAGTACTTTTAATGGTTTTTTTATCACAGAAAAATCTTGATATTCTTGCCTATATATTATTATTAGCCCCTATTTGTTTAGTAATTGCTGGATATGTTATTGGTATTAAAGAGAACTCTCCGTCTGCTTTGAAACCTACTGTTATACCTCAATCACCAAACTCAAATTCTGTTGTACCTGTAGCAAAAGTTCCAGATAGAATTGAGCCTAAAATGAGTTAGAATAAGTAATATAGAATGTTAAATATTCGTTACTATTTTTTTAATTACGGTATACCCATTATTACATTCATTAGTAATACATATAGTTTATTAACAAAACACTATACATATTATTATGATAATATTTCAAGAATTACTGATTCTAATGATTTAGTATTTTTTCATAAGAATCCTTCAGCATATTTATCATCATTTGTAAATACTCATAGTACTAACTCTGGCGTTATAGTTTGGAAATTCAATAGACTTACAAACACATTTTATCAAGCAATAAGTAATGATAAGACTACAAAAAGGTTCCCGGTTCTAAGTGCTAGTCTTGTATGTGATGATACAAAAATAAATTTAGATGATTTTATAGAATCTTTAAAGATTGAATCTGTGAATTATAGTTATCCTACTTTACAACAAGTAATGGAAGTATGGGCTTATAATTCTGGAATTGTATTGGATAGAACAAAGGCATGGAAAATAAGTTATTTAGATACTGATGTGAATGAATATACAAAATGTATTTTTACGGAAAGCTGGAATTTTACATGTTTCACTAAAAATTAAAAAGGTATTAAACCATATTTAAGTATAATAAGTATGAGCCTTCAATCCGTTGGGTTGGACCAAGAATTCCCAACGGGGTTTTGGACCTTATATTATCACCCATCGAGGGAAAAGCGATGGTCTATAGATTCATTTGAAAAAGTAGCGACTGTAAAAACAGTTCGTGATGTACTATCTATTTTCAAAGAGTTGGGTGATAAAATTAAAGCTGGTATGTTCTTTTGGATGAAAGGCAGTATTCCTCCACTTTGGGAGAATTTTAATAATATTCGTGGTGGCAGTTATAGTGTACGAGGCTTAGGAGATAATGGTATCAAAGTCTTTAAAATGTATACACTTGCTTGTATGTTAGATAAATCAATGATAAATACTGAAGATAAAATAAACGGTATAAGTATTTCCCCGAAACTACAAGGCTTTGGTTCAAATCAGCAAGTAGGATATTTTATTATTAAAATTTGGAATAAAGATTGTGATAAGTTTCATTCTAAAATGAATTTACAGTGTTTAGAAGAAACAATTACATATGAGGATGTTATGTATACACCTCATGTTGAGAAAAAGATGTAAAACATCTTTTCCAAAACTCTGTTTCATTAAAATGAAACTCATGTTGAGAAGAAAATGTAATTTTCTCCATGCTAGATTGCTACGCAATCACCGAGAAGAAAATGTGAAACATTATTTATTCTTTAGATTTTTATCACATTCTTCCGAAGTCTTATAATTTGCGCCAAAATACTTTACCCATCCATTTAGATTAGTATATTTAGGGCATCTATTACTTTTATTTGACGATAATTTCATAGTATTACAAACTCTTTTAGGATATTCTTTTTTAACAATTTTCATATATTTTTTAGCATTATGTTTACCATTTTTTCTTGATCCAATTCCAGTGTAACATATAATTTTATTCTTGCGGGTCTTATTCATTCTATATATAGATTAGAATGCCTTGCCCATACGCAAATATATTAGGAGAACCTAATAAAGGAGTACATAGTATTCGTCTATTTGGTTTATCAGTCATAGATATTATTTTAACAATTATTGGCGCATATGTAATATCAAAAGCATATAATATAGACTTTTGGCAGAGTTTATTGGGTTTTTTTGTATTAGGGGAAGTGTTACATTATATATTTGGCGCTAATACGGCATTCTTACAAATGATAAATTTATCACCAGATTGTAGATAATGTTTGAAGGCGATTATAGATTTTATTTTATATTAGTTGCTATAGTGGCTGGGTCTGCTTCTTATTTCACAATAACAGGTTTAGAAAAAGATAAATATAAAAAGTCTAAAAAACCATCATGGTACCCGCCAGGATATGCGTTTTCTATAGCATGGACGCTTATATATTTACTATATGTCTATTCATGGACTCAAGCTTCATATTATCCAGGGATTAATACGATATTTGCATTAAATATGATTTTAAATTTCTTATGGACTTTCTTTTTCTTTTATCTTCAAAACTGGCCACTTGCTCTCTTTACATTAATAGGGTTATGTCTTGTATTAATGTCACAAATAAGTGGATTATATAAATACAATGGATTAGCAAGTATTTTATTAATACCTTATTTAGGCTGGGCTGTATTTGCTACATATTTGAATTACAAGATGATTGAGTTAAATTAATTCTCAGCCTTATTTTTCATAGGTGCTAGCACTAGACGAATCTCGCCTAGATTTGCCACAGTATATTTAAGAATTAATGGGTAATCGTTTCGGAGGCATAACTCTATACTAGGACACAAACTAGTACACTTTGTAAATACCACTAAATGCTTGAGTTGGAAAATACCCTGTACGATTTCATTTGTAGAGCTTGCAGTCTTCTGTACTCTCATAGTAGAGTTGTTTTCGCTGATTACAGTTTCTTGTTCGGCGAAATCACCCATACATCTAAAGATTAAATCAGACCCCATACTGGTAATCTCGATATCTAACTTCTCACCGAGAGCATTCATGTCACGGCAATGCTTCTGTAAGTCAGAAGAAGGCATGTGAATAATAGAAGTAAAAGAAATAGAAGGAATCTTAATATCTTCTACATCTGTATCGAAGAGTTTCAAAAAGTAGTTTGTTACCGTAGATTTCTCAGAATTCTCCATGCGAATACCCAACTTATTAGGATTTGACTCGGGAAGATAAAGAGTTAGAGAATCATTATTTCCCATAGTTTTTATAAGCTTGAATAGATAAATCATATTTACACCAAGAATGTATTTCTTGGGACA